AGATTGAGGACATGGACGATCAAATTCCATTTTAGATGTGATTCAATGGGGAAAGCGTAAGTGAGTACCCACTAACTTAACAGGAGTGAATGATGAGTAAATTAGATGATATACATTTTGGCGGTGAAGTGAAAAAATTCTTTAACTTACCTGTTTTTGGTAGATCTCGTAAAACAGATCCAACAACTAGTCATGAGGCAGCAGAACAACTTAGCAGTGCTTCAAATCATTTCCAAATGATTCAACAAGCACTTGTTGAACATGGGGATATGGGTAAGGATGAGATTGCTTTTTGGACTAATTTAGATTCCAATGCAGTAGCTAGAAGATTGCCTGAATTGCAAAAACTTGGCATTGTTACTTTGACAGGCAAAACAGTTCTATCAAATTCTGGAAGAAAAGAACGTGAATGGACAGTCAAGCGCAACTCTTAAAGATTGGAGAAACAAAGTGATTACAAACACAATAATGATAATTTTGTTATTAGCTATTGGAACATTTGTTGGTATTTTAGGAGTATTCTTTTTTATTTTATTTATTGGTGAGTAACTGTCATATTTTTGGGATAAAGTGGTTTTGCGGGATTTTCCGCATCCATTTTTTAGGGGAATATTATGTACAAGGTTGTGATTGACATTGGCGATTGGTCATGGGATGAAGACCAAACAGTGACTATTCAGACGGATGATTTTGACAAAGCTCAAATCATTCAAGAATTCGTTGAATTCCAAAAAGAACATGGTTGGGCTGCTGACTATGACTTAGTTGAAGACTATGATGACGAAGAAGAAGAAGAAGACGAAGCAGAAGATGCTCAGTGCGATGAAGAAGTAGAAGAAGAAGAAGAAGAAGTTGCTGAGTACGCTGTCGGCGACATCGTTGAAGATGAAGATGGACTTGTTTGGGAATTGGTGGGCTGATATACTACCCATGCAGTTGTTTATTGCAGGGGGCGTAATTGCCCCCTTTTTTTATACCTTATGTATCTTGCCTCTAAACTCAATCTCTCCGTCTGCCCATGTATGGAAAATTTCAGGCCACAATAAATTTCCGTCATGAAATGTAAGCATAGCAAAGCCAGACCGCCAGTTAGTAGGAGACAGTTCTAAATAGTTTTCAAACTGTGCGCCTGTTGGCTCTGCCAAAGTGCCTGTATCCACGCCAAACCTTGTACCGTTGTAGTCATCAAAAGGAGTCACTTTAAGGCTGTGTAGATGCCCTGTAACGATGTTTACACCAGCATTAAGCGTGTTGTTGTGGGTGGCATGGATACCACCTTTCCAGCGGTGTTTGACAATGGTATTCTCCGCAGGCCAACACGCCCAACATGGATGCCATGCAGGAAAGTGATCCTTGAGGCTAAACCCTTTTACAAACTCATATTGTGGTGCGTTAGCAGCTAATCTATTCTCAAACCTAGCGTCATGGTTTCCAAGTGTCCAGATCAACTGCATATTGTGTCGTGTCTTCTTGGCTACATCTTCAATCTCACCCATTGCTATTTCACAGGCTTTGAGTTCTTGGATTACAGATGGCACAGAATCCCATCCAATCCTCGGATAACGAGAGATACTAGCCCCATCAAAAATATCGCCGTTAGCAATAACTGCCACAGGTTTAAACTCTTTAATAGCCCACAAAAGACCTTTAAATGCTGTTGTATGAATACTAGGCCAAAAATGAGCATCACTAAAAACAATGACAGTGCCATTTAATATCCCCAAGTCTTTACGAGCCGCACTAGGTTTAGTTGAAGCAGTTAATAAAGGTTTTTTGACTATTAGAGATTCACCATATTTGATTTCCATGTGCCGTCTTCTACGCTGAATATTCCTCATGGTCATTCCAACAGCTTCTGCCATTGCAGTCGGAGATTCATATTTTTTCCATAGTTCAATAAACTCTTGGTCAGTGAATCTCATATATGCGCCTTGTAAAAAACGTAATGTTGACGCATATTTGTGACAGTTTGCTTAACTAAGCCTGTAAACCATTTAGATAAGTAGTCTTGCCAGCAACTTTGACAGCAGTCAATTCTTGTTTCTTCAGGTTGTTAGGGTCATAACTTACATGAACCCAACCTGAGTTTGGTTGACCTTGGGTATAAAACTCTAAGATCAATTGGGTGTAGTCAAGGTTGTCCATGATCCACTGTGCCAGTTCAGGATTAGGCAAACCATCAATCTCAATGTCAGCAGCTTGACCTTTGCAGTGGTCTGAGGTCTTAGAACCACCCACAGCCGCATTACTCTCAGGACTACGATAGCCAGAGTTCACAGTCACCGACTTGCCAAAATGCTCACGCACAGGTTGCAGAACCATCTCGCACAATAACTTCAGGTTCTCAATCGTTGCGTCATCAGGCGTATTGTCGATACCCAAACGAGTGGCAGTGTCAGACTTGGTGAGTTCTTTGAGAGTGAAGTTGGCCGACAAGTTCATGGTTTTCCTTTCAAGGTTTGGTAGATGGATTGGTAGGCATCAATACAGGCGTTGAGTTGCCTTGTGTTGGCATCTCCTTGGTCTGTGATGGCGACAAGAGATTTAGCAGTCTCTCTGTCAAGTTCGGCTGTTGCTTGAACGCTATCTCCGCTGGCAGGGGCGGTATCTGTGGCGGTTGGTACGGGGCAGTTGGCTGCTTTGACAGGAATCCGCAACTTGAAAGTTCCAGAGTCAATAGCAGAATGCAACTTTTGAGTTTGAAGTTTGGCTTCATAGTTTGCCTTTGCAAGTTTATTTGAAGTGTTGTTTACAGCAGACACTAATGCCTGTTCTTTTTGTCTAGCCTCTGCATTAAGTCGGGCAATTTCCATCTGTTGTTTAGCAAACTCATCTTGCCCACCTTTATAGTATCCACTGCCAAAGGATGAGCAGATAGCTATCAAGATAGCCAACAGCACCCAAGGATTAAATAAACTCATGGTGCTGGAGGTTCATCATTGTCTGTAGCCTCTGCCTTGGCAATCGCCTTGGCACTGGCTGACACAGCACTACGACCAGCTACACCACCAAGTACACCAGTGATGAAGACCATAATGGTATTGATTTGCTGTGTATAGACTTTATCTATCGCCGCCATGCCATTCATAGGCTGAGTCACAAATGAAACGCTATACAAGAACATAGCTACAGAGCCAAGGAGAATCATCGTCAAGGAGAAGATGACAATAGCCCAAATCCTGACTTCAATTTCTTCAGGAGTTAGGCGGTTATTTTTGTTCATAACGATGGTAGGCATTACTTTTTCTCCTTTTCGGGTGTTACGAGTTGTTCAGGGCAAGTACCTGTAGCGGTACAGATTGGGGGTTTACATTCAGCACTAGACCAGTTTTGAGGGTTTTGGCAAGGATACCTAAAACGGTCTTCGCACCCTGTCAAATATAGGATTGTCGCTAATAGTATTAGGCTCTTTACGATCTTTATCACGTTGTTTCCTTTCAATACGTTTCTCAATTTTCTCAATTTTATCTAAAGCATTTTTAGTTTCATTCTTTGCGTCCAGAATGTCTAAATACAACATTGCACCCAAAGGGAGCATCAAGGCAACCAAAATACAAGCAGCAATCCATCCCACTATATCCTCCTCAACTGGCTTACGAATATTAGCCACATCCATATATAGAGGAGGAATATTCCTGTTATTACTAGGTACGCCGACTTTGCTTGGAAATTTCTTTGCCTGTCCTTGCGTAGCCATTCCCTGTACCTCTCTTGTGCTTCTTGTTTCAATCTAGCCTGTTCTTGCTCCTCTTGAATTATCTCTCTCATATCAAACACTTCAGAGTACAAAGCACCCATCTCTGGAGGACTCTGGTACACCATGCACTCACGAATCTGAACCACCAACTCAGCCATTTGCTGTTGAGCCATAACCCTGTTTAGGGCGGCTTCCATGTGGTTTTGGTCAGGATCGTAAACGCTTCTAGACTTTTCTTCTTCCTCTCTTATGTGAGCAGCAAGTTGCTCTTGGATACGGAAAAATTCAGTGAGTTGTTTGACAATGTTGACCTTGACTTGAGTTTCATCAACTCGAACATACTTTTCTTTCTTTTTTTCCACAGGCTTGGTGGATGGCTTGGGATTCTTGTTAAAGAACCCTGTAAGTTGCCGCCAAAACCCGTATGCTTCTTGCCCAATCCCAACCGCTTCTTCAACTGTCGATTTAACTTCCATAAAGGAAGTTTTGACCTGCTTGTAAAGCTCACAACCCTCTTTGATTGCTGCAACACAAGCATTGGCGGCAAACAATAAGCTGATTGGATCAATTTTGCGTCCTTAGTTTCTACGGAGTCCAAGCAGGGTTTGTGGAGAAATACCACCTCCAAGCAAACCACTATATTCTGAAATTGTTTGACCCATTCCACGAACAAGGTCTGGTCTTTGACGCAGTGCAATATCAGCAGCACGAATACCCATAGGAGAATAAAGTGCGCTTGCTCCAGCTATAGCAGGTATAGACACTATTGGTTTTGATAGGGCAGCAATTCCACCCAATGAGCCAATAGCCAATCTACCCTCTAAAGTTGAACTTGCATCTTGACCAATGGTTTTGAGTGCGGCCTCAGATAACTCTTGTCCACGAGCAGTTCCACGAGCAAAAGCAGATTTCTGTCTTGTAAGGTCAGATTGTTTTACAGCAAGACTATATTGTTTTGGCGTGAAAACACCATTTTCAGCACCAGTATTTGCTGCTGCACGTTCCATTACTTTCAAATCGCCATAAGCACTATCAATTCTACGCAATTGAGGCGTATATCGTTGATTTTGCTGATACAACTCAGTTTTGAATGTATTTAAAACACCTTGAAGTGCATCGCCAATGTTTCTGTCAGCAGCAGCTTGACTGTTTTTATACTTTACAACTTCTTTTGCTAAATCAGATTCAATTGCTTTGTATTCAGCACCCGTTAGTGTTTTGCCTGAAAATTTATCCAAAGCAATATTGTTTAAAACATTGGTTGCTTCTTCTCTTTGTGCGGCAGATGGTAAGTTTGCTTTATTTAATGCATCAAGGATTCCGCTTGTTGTTTTAAAGTCAAGATTAAAATTCATCTTGCCTAAAACCTCATCATATTTATTGGAAACTTGTTCTGCGGCATAAGCAACAGCATCACGACCAACAACACTCTCAGGAAGTTTGTCTCCAACTTTGTCTAACGCCTTGTTGATAACACCTTTATTAAAATCAAACAAAACTTTTTCTCTAGCATTACGAATCTGACCACCAATCAACGGAAGATTCTGAGCAAAGTCTTCTGCTTTCTTGTATACACCACCAAGGGTTTGACCCGGAGTTGGAGTAATTCCAAGATCACGCATTGTCTGTTCTGCTTTTGATGCAAGTGGGTTTAGCACCTTACCTGTTGCTGAAGCAATTGCTTCTCCAACCTTTCCACCAATTGCGCCTAAACCAATTTGGGTAGCTTTTTCTTCAGCAAATCCTGTTGGCTCATTTACTGGTTGCATAGCACCTTGAACAGCACCAGATACTGCTGCTTGTGTACCAATCCCAGCACCTAATGCTCTTGCGCCTTGTGCGGCACGAATCCCGCCAACAATATTTGCAGGACTAACAATGTTTCCAGCAATACGACTAACATCAAGTCCTGTATCACCTTGTGCCTGACGTTGCTTTTGATATGCAGCTTCTTCTGCCGCATTCATAACTCGCACTCTTTCCGCTTCAGAACCAAAAAATTGACTAACAGGATTAGGAGCAAGTCCACCAGCAGATGTTAAAAATTCCAAACCTTTTGGAAGTAATTGTGCGCCACCACTAATAGGGTCTTTAATACCCATAAGCAAACCACCAGATGGCGCAGATGCCTGTTGTTGTTGAACGCCAAAATCCTCTGGTTTTGCAAGTCCAGCCCTAATAGCTTTTTCCATGATTACAGACTTAGGAGTACCCTCTGGTATATCCTTAATTACAGTACCATTTGGCAGTTCAATATCCATGATTTTTCCTTATGGTAAATCACTAAACTTAATCGTTTTACCAGTAGTTGACTGTACTGGTTGAGATGGTGTATTCAGTCCGCTTGAAACTCTGTCTTTTGCTGCTTGTAAGTCTCTTTTAATTCTTGCAATTTGAGAATTAAATTCTTCAAGTTTCATTGATTGAGTTAATGCACCAACAGCCGCTGTAAGTTTTTTACCTTCAGCATCAGACAAAGCACCCATACCTTTAAGTGCTTGTACTTGTGGTAAGAAAGTTTGTGCTTTAAATGTCTCAAGTTGAGCCGCAAATCCAGCAGCATCAGTGCCCGGAATCATTGACAACTGTGCGCCACCAAAACCAACACCCGCTTTTTTACCGGGGTGATTAGCAATAACATCTAATGTATCCAAGGCAGTATCAAAAGAAGAAACCATACCTTGCTGTTGTCTTTGGGCAGCAACTTTCTTTTCATTTGCAGCTTCTTGACGAATTTGCAATGTTTGTTCTCTTATAGAATTTGTAATTGCATTTTGTTGTGCTTTACCTTCTGCTGAAATAGTAGCTAACTCTGCTTTAGTAGCATTGTTTTCTCTTGCGCGTTCTAATCTTGCTTCATTATCTTTACGAGCTTGTTCAGCTTGAGCTTCAAGTCTTTCTCTTGCAAGTCTTTCTTGTTGAGCAAGTCTTTCAGTCTGTTGAGCAGAAAGTAGTTCTCTTTGAGCAGCTTTATCTGAAGATGCTTGCAAGGCAGACAGAACTTTATCTGCTGAACCATATTTAGTTACGACATTTAAAACATCAGCATCAGTTGCATTTGCTGGTAATTTAGATAACTCATCTCTCAACTCTTTTTCTTGTTTAAGAGACAACTCTGCTCTTTCTGTTTCTACAGTTGATTTTCTTGTAGCAGCTATACTAGTTTGCAACTGTCTACCAGCATCAGCAATAGCCATAGCAAATTGTGGATCACCAGATTGAGCAGCCAATTGAGCTATTTTCATAAATGACTCAGGATTACTTTGGTCAAGTTGAGATGCAAACTGTTGACGTTGAGAAATTAACTTTAATTGTGGGTCAACACCACCCAAAGCCCCGCCAATAGCACTGCCTAGTTGCTGTCCACCACGATAGAACCCATACTGTGCTTGCGCCCTTGGATCAAGTTGAGCATATTGCAATGCTTGTGCTTGTTGTGCTTGATCTTGAGCAAGTTGATATTGCTCAGGTGTTGTGAAAAGTCCTGCAATGTCTGTTGCCATGATGATTCCTTAGAACAATGTCACTGGCACACCATCTGAAAATCCAGATGTTTGACCATAATTAAAAGCATTTTGATTTTGCATATAAGGTGGATTAAAGTAATTTTGAATGCCACTAATCAATTGAGGATTATTTGCCGCACCTGTTAAGAATGAACCTAATCCGCTACCAGAAGCACCCGCTTGTTGTGTTCTAGCGGCAGTTAATCCACCTTGCAACAATGATTGACCAACATTGCCACCAGCAGTAGCAGAACGACCACCCAACTGTGCGCCAATATCTAAAGGTTGTTGTCCAAGAGATTCAATGGTAGAACCAGCACCTAGATAAGTTGTAAATGGATTCAATGCACTAACTTGACCTGCTTGATACTGACCCAACAATCCAGCACCTTGACCAAGCAATCCTGTGCCAAATGCTACGTTCTGTTGACCAGCTTGTTGAGACTGTGCCGCTAACTGAGCATCTTGTTGTGCCAATGCGTTGTAGTAAGCCTCCAACTCAGGAGTAGTTGCACCCAAACCAGCCGCACCACTTGGTCTAGCACCTGTAGCACCTACAGACAATCCACTACGACCCTGTTGGTATAACTGGTTCTGCAATAGTGCCATTTGTCTTTCACGACTAGGTGCAAGCAAATCCTGTTGTTGTTGCATATATTGAGCAGCAACTTGTTGAGGACTCTGTGCAAGATACTGTTGACCTAATCCAAACAATCCACCAGCCGCTTGCTGAAGCGGAGCATACTGTTGTTGCGCCATCTCCGCCTGAGTTAAAGCATTGCCTGTAAGACCCTGTAAGCGGTTCTGATAGGCTTGCAATTCAGGGCTGACAGTGTAACCAGCACCAGACAGATAACCGCTAGGGTCAAACTGAAAGTTGGAAGTGCCATAACGACTTGTTACGCCAACAGGACGAAATCTAGCCGCCTCTGCCGCTTTTTGTGCCGCATAGCGTTGAGCTTCCGCAGAGGTGTTAGCCGCACCTTGAGTAGCGTCTGATTGCATTGAACTGCCAATCAGACCTAACCCTCCACCAATTAATGCTGCTTCTAGTCCCATTTATATTCTCCTGACAAATATTTGTCTTTGTTTTTCATCTGAACCAACAAAATCTTTCAGATACTCAAATCCAAAAATACTTAGAAACTTTTTATGCTTTACATCATCCATCTCATGTATTGCATAAATATCATTTCTATGTATCTCAAACAACTTTTTAAAATCAACTAACAAATTCTTTTTCACTTCCTTTGTCCACTTTTTACATTCACAATGAATAAAAGTAAACCCAAAATCATTTTCTAAAAATACAATGTAATCATTGTTATAGATTACTGGAATCTTCACGAATTTTGTTGATGCTCTTGTTGTTGTTTTTGCTGTTGTTGTGCTACTGTCGCATCATGTGCCGCTTGTTCTTCAGCGGTGTACTCAACTTGAGTGGCTTCACCTGTTTCTACATTTACTACGATTCTGTGTGTCATGATGTTTACTCGTAAAGGATGTTGATTGAACCAGCGTCAAAGGTGTCTGTGCCGTTTACGGTGGTAATACGTATGCGATCAAGAGTTCCACTAAGCGTTACAGAACCAGCCCCTAAACATCCGTTAGTTGCCGTCCTTCTAAAAATTCCATTACCATCAAAAATATTACTTGATAATAAACAAAGTACAAAACTTCCGCTGTAGGTGTATGCAGCACTACCTGCATCGGAAATGCCAAAACCTGTTGTGTAATCTGTTGTTCCTATAGAACCGGCAAATCCAGTTCCAATAGAAGTGTAACCTGTTGTTTGTACAGAACCACTTCCTAATTGAATAAGCGGAACGCTTGTACCATTAGTTGATACACCGCTAAACATCACGGTAATACGCTTCACCCATGACGGGATAGAAGTAAAGTCAATGCTTGTACCACTGGTAGATGCCACAGCAGTACCAGAGGTCAGAATACCAACACCTGTTGGAGTACCACCTATTGCGGGGCTAGTTAAAGTTTTATTTGTAAATGTTTCTGATCCTGCAAGCGTAGCCAATGTTCCAGTTGTAGGAAATGTTACGTTTGTCGTACCTGTCAGAGTTCGAGTGTAAGCAAAGTTTCCAGATCCTGTCACAGTCATTGCCGCATTGTTTGCAACTCCTGTACCCCCTTGATCTGCCCCTAAAGTACCTGTAGATACCAAACCTTTAGATGAATCTGTAAAAACAGGCTTAGATGCTGTTAGGCTAGAAAGGATTGGTTGAGAGGTTAATGTTGATGTACCACTAACAGACAATGTTGGAATTGTCACTGTACCTGTAAAGGTAGGAGATGCAGTATCTGCCTTAGTCGCAATAGCGGTAGATATAGCGTCAAACTCTGTATTGATCTCAGTACCCTTGACAATCTTTAAAGGATCACCAGAGGTTAATGTGTCTTTAGTCGCAAAGTTGGTACTTTTTGTATAATTTGTCATGTCATTCCTTTAAGCCAATCTGCCCTCTTTGGTTTGAATCTCAATCTTTTGAATTGATAATTGTGAGCCATTGATAATAGTTTCATATCCAGTTTGCACGATTTTCCCAGAACCTGACGCATTTGCAACTAAATTTTGCAGTGCAACACCTTGAGCATAATAAGCCACTACAGTTGCATTTGCACCATATTCAGCAATGCCATATTCAGAAACACCTTGAGCAGGAATAATGATGTTCTGTGACTGATAGTTTGTCAGAAAGTCATATCCCCATTTGATAGTGAGATACTGGTTACTACCGCCAATTACAACAGCACTGATACGCTTGACAATGGATGTCTGTGATGGATTACCAAGGTCAGCATGGTTTGTGTAATAAGCCCACTGGTATGTAGATGAGTCATCTAAGAAATTACCATATTTACCAATATAACCAGTTTTACCAATCAACAAATCTCCATTGCGTCTAGAGCAAAACGACTTAGGCAATATTGAGTCCCAAATTGTTGCCCTGAATGAACCATCTGGTAACGCCGCCTTAGTATCAAAACAATAGACTTGCTGTGTAGTAGGTGCTGTAATCAGATAAAAAGCATTTCGTTCTGAGTAAACAGATTTAACAGTTGCCAAATCTTCACTCAGCATCTTAGTCATTAGGTCATTACGAACATTCTTAGACAAGTCACGTTCTGGTGCTGACTTCTCTTGAATAGTTCTCATCAATGAACGAATGCCACTGTTTGACAAGAAGATAACGTCTGTGCTTGTTGTTTGAATACTATCTCTAGCAATGCAACCAATACCCTCAACAGTGTCGCTAAGTGTCATGGTTGATGGTGCAGTTGCACCAGAATAGATCAAAATCTGACGTTTACCAAAGATAAACAAGAATCCATTGTGTGCCGCTAAACCAGTAATCTCATCAGCACCATTAGGCCAAACATTATTGACGTTCAAACTACCAGCAGTACCAGTTGCCCATACATGACCAGAGATTAAGTCGCTGAAATAGATAGTGGCATTGTTTGTAGTGGTTGTAGCAGCCCATAAACGACCATAGGCAGAGATAACATTGTTGGCTGATGGGACAGTAGCCACATAGCCAGTTTTCTCTGAAACACGCCTATACGTTGTTGTAGAGACAGCAGGATCAAATATCAAAGGCTCATGCCCTGATTGAAAGAAATATGTAATGCTGTTAAGAGATGCACATTGCCAGTTGTTTGCTGTAATAGTAGGTGCAGAACCACCCCCCCCATACGTCAACTCAGAAACAGCATTAGAGCCATCAAGTTTGAATAACTTCAAATTACCAGCAAATAGAACAGTCAGAGTGCCATCTGCTTGCACTAACTCATGAATAACAGTGGCATCATTTGAACCAAGATTACCAGTAGCAGAATTGACTCTTGTCCAACCTTTTCTACATCCAATACGACCATATTGGTCAATGATGCAATTAGTCGCAACCAAAGCAAATCCACTCTGCAAATCAAGCGGAGAATCTTGCGTATTCAACCCATAAAATCCTGGGGCTGAAATGCTTGAGACTGTGATTGCTTCTGCCATTACACCGCCACAAACGAATCGTTTTCAGGGGAACGAGCCAACTCTAAAGCAATCAAGTCAGACATAGATGCCTTGAACAATGCATACGCCTCAGAACTAT